AGGTTCATATTGTAAGCTTGTTTGCACATTTTTGACTCTATTATACTTTTTTTTTGTTTCTACATTTGATGTAAAAGTAGGTAATTGGGCATTTTTAACTAACAACCCACTTTCTAAATCATGTTTTTTTGTATCCCAAGTAGGAAGTGTTTCTCTCAATGCAGGAGAGAAAGTAAAAGCAACATGATATAGAAATTTGGTTTTGGGAGCAAGCCTATAAGTATTTTTTACAAACGTCTTATCAGCATGTCGTGCATCTCCCAAGTTTCCTTTAGGATTTAACGCACTTTCTGCTACTCCTTTTAAATAACCTAATACATCCATATTATCCTTTCAGGTTAAGCTGTTGAAGTAGAGCCACTTGTTATTGGAGTAAGTAGCTTACCTATACCCGGAGTATCAGTATGCGGGGATTGCAATGCATTGTCATATCTGATGGTCAAAGAAATAGTATTTGCTGCTGACTCAGCATAGTTCAATGAATTGTAGTTTGCGCTTTGAATGTAGCACCCAACCAATGCAAAGGATTCTATTACAGCTACTTCGTGGTATCCTCCTGATGAAGAATTTCCACCGTCTAAAATTTCTATCTTCATATCAAACTTATAATCACTTCCAGCCGCAGCACTTGATTGCTCGAAAAAATCAAATTGCTTTTGTATTTGTTCACCGACTACATTTTGGACTGCGTTAGTTACATCATCTCTAATGTTTAATGTAATCGGTTCCCATGTGGATTTTCCAGCTAGATAAATTCTTGAATTATAAGTATCTAATGTAATATCATCAAAACTTAAATTAGGTTTTGAAACATCGATTACTTGTTGGGTTAAAGAAGTGGAATCTGCATTTTCACTACCAAACTTATTTAATGTAACTCGAAATCTGTACTGAAGTTTAGGCATAAGTAATGCGCCGTCATTATCACCTACTCCTACAACTCCAAAATTGTTTAAACTTGCTGTTGGCATTTATTATCTCCTTAAATAAATTTTATAATATAATCACCCAGTAGTACCTGGGATTACAATTGGATCTGCTGCGTCCTGAGGTGGAAGTTCAGGTGCTCCTGCACCTGTACTAAGCGTACTACCTGAAAAGCTGTTAATTGCACTACTGAATGCAGCGCCTATTCCTGCACCTTTCCGCTTCTCATCTGTTTGTACAGCATTATCGTAACATATAGTTAAAGTAATAGTTTGTGGTCCAGATTCAGCATAATTTAACGAATTATAGCTGGCACTTTCTATCCAACATCCCATTAAAGTAAAAGCTTCTAGTTCATTTGGTTTATGATAAGCACTATCACCATTACCTTTTCCACCGTCTAAAACATTTATAATAGTTGTAAATTTGTAATCTCCACCTGCTGCTGCACTTGATTGCTCATAAAAATCAAATTGCTTTTGTAATTGTTCTCCTACTAACTGCTGGATATTTTTGTCTGCATCATCTAGCAGGTTAATTGTTATTGGTTCCCAATTATGTTTTCCAGCAAGATAAACTCTTGAGTTATACATATCAAGTGTAATTTTCTCAAAACTTACACTTGGTTTTTGTACATCAATTACCTGTTTAGTAAACTCTTGTCTTTTTGAAATAGTGGCGCCAAATGTTTCTACTATAACTCGAAAACGATATTGTAATTTTGGCATTAATAAGGCATTTACAGATCCAGTATCACCTTGAGTTCCACCTATAATAACACCAAAATTATTTAAACTAGACATAAAATCTCCTATTTACAATATTTATCCTATTATAAACCTGAAATTTCGCCAGTATTTTTAATCCGTAAAGGAATATATATAAATTCTAAAGCTTTTACCGGTTCAATTGCTATATCAATATATAACTCTCCTCGGTCAATTCTAGCAGGTGTATTGTTGCTAGTATCGCAAACAATTAAATAATCATATATACCTCTAAGTGCAACGAGTTCTATGAAAATTGTTTCTATAGCTGCTTTAACTTCGTCTCTTGTTTGTTGATCATTTGGCTCAAATAAATAAGGCTTTGTTGCAACTTTTAACACTCCTCTTAAATAGATAATTAATCTAGCAACATTGATTCTATCTAAAGCACTAGGAGTTAGTTGTCTAGTTTTTTGACCATAAGTAATAAGTCCTGCTCCAGTTACGAATGTTATTGGATTTACATTGTTTGTATACAATATGTCTCGTAAACCTTCATTGAGTGCAATTGCTTTAAACTCTCCTTCGTCAGTTATATAACCTGTTGAACTAGCGTTTGTAATTGTTCCTCGCCTTACACCAGCAGGAGCAAACCATGGATAAGATATTTGATCACTTAGGGCTAAAGTACGGAGCATCATATGACTAGCAGGTACAACAACATTATTTCCAAAATTGTCACTTGTAAATCCGCTTGGGTAGTACATTGCAACATACGGATCAGAAGTTACAGCTCCGTTGATGTTGTCTTCTACTGCTAAATTTACATTTGTAGCCCAATTATTTAACACAGTGCCATTGGGTTCTAATCTAAACGGTGTGTCAGCAATAATAAATGCGGACAAATTTCTATCATAGTTTAACGATACTAATTCATTAGTAAGTTCTGGATAACCAGGACAACTTAATAAATTAAATAATCTAGACTCGTCATCTCTTATATCTTGGTTACTATTAACTTCAGCTTGTAATCTTTGCACTACTACTTTTCTTTGAGCATGACGACCGAAAGTACCTGATCCGTCCTCTTTATTTCCTGACTCTGTTGTCCATCTAGCAGGTGCATAGTTACTCATTGATTCATCGTTATATCTAATATTTTTTTCTGCAGTATCAATATAAGATGTTTGATATTTTTTTACATTAAATCCACTACGTCTTGTGTTAACTAATAGCATTCCTTTTGGATATAAGCTAGGATCAGGACTATCTGGATCAACAAAATCACTTGATAATAAATCTTTTATATCTCCTGGTTCGTCGCTATTGCTACCGGCAGTATTATATCTTGCATCAGCAAATAATACACCTTCTTCAGTTGTTTGATCTGAAAGGTCTAATTCAAACCATCTTTTTACCAAAGGTAGATCTGTTCTTGCTGCATTAAATTTATAAAGTTTAGGATAATTATCAATATCTGAAGTGTCAACCCAAAGGTCACCAGTAACAAGTGCTGTATTGTCACTTTGTAACAATGGCATAGTTGCTGAAACAATAGGTCCTGCTGGATCTGTTTGCAAAGCAGTGTCTACATTATAATAAGGACTTGCAGCACCTACAGCACCTCCGTTATACAATAGTCCTACAAACTCAGAACCATTATGAACTAAGATATCTATTTCGTCTACAACTGAGGTATACCATAATTGGCCTTCTTGTGTTGCGCCTATTGGTTGATTATCTGTTGCTACGTAAGTCAACACATTCCACAAACTTGCTTGTAAATACATTGCATTACTGTAACCTTGCTGATAATATAAATTGGGCGTACCATTAGCTGCGTCAACATATACAGAAAACCCTACTGATGCTAAAACACTGTCAGTATCTACAAATTTAATTTCTCCGCCTGTAGAATGATTTATAATTATCTGGTTACTGCCTGTAACGGTAGCTGTAACATTTGGAATATTTGCATCATTTATTGCTCCAACTAATAGTGCCGAATCTGTTGATAATGCATTATATGTTGCAGTTACTGTGATTATATCGCTAAAATTAGCAGTGCCATTATCAGTCGACTGAACTGTAAATGATTTTGTACCAGCGCCGATTGAGCCATCTATTACAATATTGCTAGTAATGGTTGTAGCACCAGTGTCCATCCTTTTCATTAATTTATGTATCGCTGTTGGCAATGCTCCAGCTGACACATCGGTTTGCATATAAATGTCAGTCATTTTTAAATTTGACCCGCCTCCTGAAATATCTAAATTATACAAGGCTTGTGCGTTTGATGTGTACACGTTAACTGTTTGTGAGTTCCATAATTTTACAGCATCATTCCAAGTTTTTAAATCTAATTTAATTCCTTTATTAGGTTCTGTAATTTTTACCCATACGCTACCACTTGGACGAGGACTTGCATCGGCAAGTTTATACTCTGGAATATCTGTATGCTTAGAAATTTGCAGTTTTGGTGGATAATAAGTACCATCTGTAAACCCAATATCTGCTTCCGGATCTATATCAGCAGATGCAGTGCTAGCTATTGCCATAGTGGTCCATTCTTGGTCATTCCAATAACTGTTAAAATAAATTTCTAATTTACCGTTTATAGCAGCAGCCGATACAACTGGAGTTAAAGAAAACACTGTATTAATAGTTGTAGCAACGTCTTCGGCAGTGTCTCCAGTGGTTATATTAATTTGCTGAGGAACTCCTGATAAAGCATGAGCCTCTGTGCTTGTTACAGTAATAGTAAATGATGCTGCTTGGGCTCCTACTATCGTAAATACTTCGCTACCCTTTACTGTAGGCCAACTTTTACTCCATGCACCACTTCCTACTAATACCCAATTGCCTGTACTATTCCTATAAAATGTTTTATTTAAAGTAGAGGTTGCAACAACGGCATACGAGCCTACACTGCCAACGCCTTTAGAAGGTATCACGCCTGCAAATCCATTTGTTTCAACACTTCCTGTA